TCTCCAAGTCAGTTTAAAAACACTCACCGAACTCCAATTTATCCTGCAGCAGGCAGTTACAACAGAAGTAGATGCGAACGACGAACCCGTCACACTGGTAGATGAGACGCCTATCCTTGTTCCTGCACAAACGGTTCCAGGTTCGGCTCCGCCTAGTGCTATTATAGATTTTGAGACGCCTAGTGATGTAGCTTATTTCCAAGTGACGAGCCCCTACTTCCGTATCGTCGTGGTAAATACCTCAGCGATACAAACAGGGCTCCTCTTTATGACGACGAAACTCATCTCTACCCGCCCGAGCAATGCGTTGCAATACAAAGACAGCGTCTTGATTGGTGCTCTCACTTCGGCAGGGACGGCAACCGCTTTAAGGACGACTACCACAGGCGATTTAATCATCAACGGCACGGCTGGGTCAGCGACGAGGCGGGTAGATTTTCTAGTCGTAGGCACCTTCTATAGAGTAGCGAGTGTTGGATTAACCACAGGGGCGCAGTGGAACGCCATCGGGGCAATTGTAGATGGGGAAAGCGAGCCGACGGTAGGACGCCTGTTTAAATGTTTAGCACTAGGTCCTGCGGTTCAAGGGGGCGGTGAGTGTTACGATGTGGAATACACGGATACGGTAAATGTTTCAGTTCCCGCTGGTATAACTGGAAGCGTGGATATTCTCGCTGCAACTGACCCTGCTCTCACGATTGGAAAAGTGCGTGTAGCCGATTTTTATGGCGACCCGATATTAACCACAGCAGGAAATCTTATGGTCGGTATAAATAATATCTATACCGCCAATCCCCTACACACTATCGTGGATAGCGGTTCAATTACGACGACTGAGAGTTCGTCTTTAGTTAAGAGTTTTGACCAATCAAGCTCCTTGCAGATTATAAGCACGAGTGCGGGTAAATTACAATCTTTATCGCTGGTAAATGATAATACCGCTTTAGCCTTCGTCGCTCTCTACAACACAACAAGCGTCACACCTGGAACGACTACCCCCTTAGCAGTCGTGGTTATACAGAAAGACCAAGCAATCCAATTGGTTACGCATAATCTTGCTTTCTCAACTGCTCTATCGTTTTTTTGTGCTACCACCTACAACGGTCCTACCGCCTTAGCAAATGTTTATGTAACTGCCTCCTATACTTAACCTAGTTAGGGAAGGTAGGGTAAGTAGCCTCTATTTCTAAAACCTCCCTCTACCCCTAAAAAAATGAAAAAAAATGTCCTAAGGGGGTTAAGGTTCTAAAATACCCCCCCTTGCCTACCTAGCCTATCTTTGCACCCTCTCTGCAATTTAAAAAATAATAAATAAATCGGTTTATTATTTTTAGTTTAAGGCTTGCTCTTTATCCGCCTTCTTCTTTAAATACCACTCTCGTTTCTTCGCCTTCCCCTTTTCGCTGTTGTTGTAGGCAGATTTAGACGCTTTACCCTCTTCACTATTATTTCTCTTATATGTGTATGCCTTACCTTTCTCCGTCTCATTATATTTTTTTCTGGATATTTTACACACTTCACTTTTGTTATAAACTTCCCTCATATATTCGTTCTTACCTCTACCTGCTATACGATTGTTAAGAACACCAAAACCCTGCTCCTTATGCTCTCGTATAATTTCACCCTCTCGTCTGTGTAATTGTGCCTTACTCTCACACGGAAAATCCTCTACGAGTTCTATATAACAATCGTCATTTTGAAGAATTTCTTTTGAAGTGCATCTATTAGTTCCTGCTTTAAAATTACGCTTATGGTTTGAAAAACGGTTTGATAAATATTTTTCACTAGTAGAACCAATATAATAGTTTGGAGTAGTTGCTGACCTAATAGCATAAATTTTACCATTTTTATAATCAGGCATTTTATGTTATTAGATATTAGACGATTGTATTTAAGTCCTTTTTTTTCCTTTTATCAATACATTCTGTCCTCCAGCGCACCCATATCACGCCGACCACCGCTCTGCCCCATACCTATTTTGCTCTTCAGCAGTTTAACGCCTGCGTCTTTAGCAAGGGGGAGAAGTTCTTTGGCGAGGGACTTGCCTGCGTCACCGAGCTTAGAGCCGATAGTCTTGAAAAAGTCGCCGACCTTAGACCCGCCAACCATACGGAGGGCATCGCTGTAGGGAATAGCCACGCCACGAGACGCTTCCAACACATCGCTCTTCGTGAGGACACCCAAGTAAGAAGACGACACACCACGCTCCAGCGAGAAGACACCGCTGTTTTGGACGATGGTGAGGAGTTGGAGATTAGCAATAGTAGAGGCAGAGGTATTTAAGGTTCGCACAGTAAATTGCAGCTGGAAGTTTCCAAGAGAACCAGGAGCATAGTAGTCGTCCTTCAGTTCAATATCCTTCCCAAACTCTAAGCAGAGTATGGAACCGCAAGTTTGGATAGTCGCCTGAGTAATATCGGTAGGTTGCACATTAGCCTGACCGCTCCACTCCACCCACGACATATTAATACCATTTTCCACCGACATACGCCACAAATCTTGCTGGGTCGCCGAAGCGAGAAGACCCGACGAGTTGTTCCAATTAATAGAAATACTTTGGATTGCTAAAAATGCGTCAGCGTCGGTGTTTAATCGGTTATCCACTTGCTTACCGACGGAAATATAGATTTTATCGGGGATTTGGTTCAGTTGCAGAGAGGAAGAAGTGATTGTTGAGGTAATACCAGTGGCTACCGAACCGACAGAAGAGACGAAGCGAGGAAGTTCATAATAAGGCACCACATTACGGGACGGCAATAAGTCGCTGGGGTGCGGTGTAAGAAACTGAAACAGAAGGGTAGGGTCTGAAGCTCCTTGAAAAGTGACGGTAGGCGCAACTGTATAACGACCAGCAACATTCGCGAAACGGATACAGGTGTTTAAACTTGACGACAAGTTATACACGGCGTTAAGGTTTTGGATACCATAGATACCCTGACCCTCATCACCCGCAAAGATAAACGGCGAAATCAACACGGGTTCAGTCACCAAAATAGAGACCGTGACGACAGCTGCAGCTCCTGCAGTGCCATAGTTAACACCTGTGGTCGCAGTAATCGTCGCAGGGAGGACACCACGAGGCGCCAAGTCGTTATCCATAGACATACGCTGGAACCCGCCGAAAGGGTTATTTAAAGCCCCCTTAGGAATGGTGGTGTAGTCACCATAACTATCAAACATCGTCGGGGTCATACCGTTGTAGCGGTGGAGGTAGCGTTTATCGTGGATACGGCACAAAGTCGCTAAAATATCCCGAGTGTTCTGCGAGATAGTGTTGTTGTTAATCGTCCATTGCGTTGAATTAACTAGCTGGTGGAAGGGGAACGGTCCAAAACCATCAACCCCACCATAGTTAAACAGCCACCCTGAACCAGGTCCCGTATATCCTGCTACAGCTGCAGGCGTCCCCGAAATAGTAAAATTTAAAGTCGTTCTAAGGAGCACTTGGCGGGAAACAACCGTCTCCTGCGAAGGCACTTGGATATTAAAGTTAATGTTAGAGGAGAAGGGTCCTGAACCGATAGCGGGATACTGTGCGCAAGTCATATTCGCCCCACCTTTAATTACTGCATAACGGACAGCGTCAGTCACCATCAAGCGGTCGTCCTTCACTAAAACCTTTTGGAAATCCTGAGACATCTTTATGCAATATCCAAAGATTTTATTTTTATAATTTATTTTTTATTAATTAATTAAATTAGGCTTAATTAATTAAATTGGCTACTCGTCGTAAATATTAGCGATGAATTCGTCTAAACGACGCCCCTTTGCCCTTTTGAGGGTTTCGGTCTTAAAACTTTTTAAATCCCCGCCGTATTTCTTAAAGTGCGTGAGGAAGGCAGTTGCCCACCTTCCACAAGTCGCTACATCTTTATCTTTTTTGGATTGGTAGTCGTAATCGTTAAAATACACGGGCACTTTGGTGAGAGAGAACATCTTGGTTAAGACGGCAGGTTCTTGGTTGAGTTCCACATTTCGCTCGGCACTATTCCACGACAGGGGAACATCAGGTTTATTTCCATAACTATCAAAATAATAAACGGCGTCTTTGCCCCTTGCTAAAGAAACCCAGTGACCCGAGTTCAGCGTGCTTTCATAGAGGATATAACACACCTCGCCCACCTTTAGCCACTCTTCCACGCCTACACCTTTAGGCAGTTCGCTATACTTTAAAATCTTCGCACGGGGAAAATACTTTTGGAGGTCGCTGTCGCTCATAGCGTCATAAATAATATCGTCGTCGTCTTTCGCCGATTGGCTAAACTTCCCGCCCCTAAATAGTTTAACCGCCCCGCCTTCTAAATCTTTCAGGTTTGCATAAAGAGCCCTTTGCTGTGCCTCTGCCTGTTTTTTGGTTATCCCTTTTGGCGAGAAGTTGTGTCTCGTTATTTTATTAATCACGCTAAAGCGTCCGCTCGGTAGTTTAATCACCTCATAAGGCATCTATACACACTAGTATAGGGTTATATTAAAATAGTTGCTGAGTGCCTAAACTATACCCCCCTAAATGTTCGGGAAGTTAGGGTAGGTAGGATAAGTAGCCTAGATTTTTAAAACTACCCCCTATGGTTAAAAAAATGAAAAAAAATGTGCCTAAGGGGGTTAAGGTTCTAAAATACCCCCCCTTGCCCCCCTTGCTCCCTCTGTGCAACTTAAAACACCCGTATTAAATCTCTCTCTCCTAAAATTTAATTTAGAGAAAAAGAATTAATTATTAAAATTAAATTATCTTGGTATAGTATAATATGTCTTCTGCTCCCGATCATCTGTATTTGGATTTGTCTATTGTTAATAATAGCACTTCGGGTGACGCCACGATACCGCTAAATTTTAGAGAAACCCGAACCAATCCTATTCTAGATAACCCAGCGAATTATTTTATGTCGGTCGCTCGCTTTGAGGTGGATACGCCAGGCTTCAGTCTGCCGATGTTTATTCCTAAATTGCGCCTAGACGGGCAGAATACTAGTCTTAACAGCACGGCTTACTCGGTCACCATAGCCACTCTCTCGGGCTCTCCAACACCGACCGCTATTGCCTCTATAAACCAGCAATATGTCGTATGGTCGCCACAGGATAAATCCGCTACGCTCCCGAACAATAAAACCGTTTCCTCTATCTCCACTATCCTCACCACGCAAGATATCACCACAGGGTATTACAACTGTTACA